AGACCAGTAGTAATAAGGAAAAAAGTTTTAAACATTGCCATATTTTGCGCATCATCAAACTCCTTTTGTTCTGGTTTATTAGCTTTGACATAGTCCTCTCTGTATCTACTACCCTCAGGAATTAGGTGAGGATTCTCTTCCCAGTAAGCAGCAGCCTCGGCACCAATAAGTCCGTTTACTGGACATGGAGTTCCAGCATCTTGCATACTTGTCCAAACACGGGGGTCCTGACACAAGATTGCTACCGCACTCACTTTCATGCCAAAAGCGAATTGGGTCTTAGATAATTTTAGAAGCTGACACAGCTGGTCGTCTATTAGAACGCCTGTTGCAATTCCTAAAACATTATTTTGAACTGCTCCGCCAATACCAACTTTACATATGTCATTATTAGAGTTAGGAACCACAGGTGCATTTGCGGTTGGAGGCGTGTTGTTAACCACTGTGCTGGACACAGTATTATCGCCTGCCCATGAATTTTGTATTGAAAAAAACATGAATATTATTGTAGCGACAGCACACAATAAATAAAAATAAGCTTTAAACATTAATTTACCTTACTCATAGATCTAATAAATTCCACACCTTCTATTGTTTCTATTTGTGCTTCAACTTTAGCACAAGATACTCTTGCTGTATCAGATTGCATATTACGTTCTATAATTCTTTTCTTTTCAAGGCAGTCTTTAACACCATCAGTAACAGTATGTTCAATCATAGTTCCACCTGAGAATAAAATTAAAGCTATAATAATTTTAGTCACCATTTGCTCTTACCTTATCTTTTAATTTTTCTATATCTTCTAATGCTTTTTCCATATCAGCTTGTAATCTCATGATATTAACTTTGTTATGAGCCATATTTTCTAAATCTTCTGCCATACCCTCTACTTGCCCTGATACAAATTCTAGTAACATAAATTGTTCTTGGTCTATGGGAGTTTGGTCAGCACCCTTAACTAAATCTTCTTCAAATAATGTTTGCCTAGTTTCTATATTATTCAATCGTTCAATAACTCCAAAATATGCCCACACGCCAACTGCTGTTGCTCCTAAAATACTTAACAAGTTTCTCATAGGCATAGAGATACTTGTTTGATCTGATATTTTCATTTAACATCTCCATCTCTTTCTTGCTTGTCTTAATCTTGAGTTAGGATCCTTTGCTGCTTTAGGAAACTTTTTCATTTGTCCTGCGCTTCTAGCACAAAACGACTTTCTTCTTGCTTTTTCTTTTTTTGTTAAATTTTTCTTTTTTGTAACTGCTGTTTTTAATTTAGAACCGGGGTTTTCTCGTCTGTAACGAGCAACCCCAGCTTTAGTCATTCCCGCCCCTGCTTTAGTGGGGCGGAAATATTTTTTAGTTCTAGGTGGCTGTTTGTCTGCCATTATGCAAATATACAGGTTAATGAAGTTACATTAGTTAATGTAGCATGAATGACATTTTCAAATCTCATACCATCATCTCCAATGTAAAGATTAACTTGTTCTGTGGCTGATGCAGGAGTATCTAAATCTAATCTAGTATCTCCTCCGCTTCCGTCTTTTAACAGGATATTACCAGCACTCCCAGAGCAGACTGCATTAATTGCAATCAGTCTTGCAGGCCCTGCGCCTACATTTCCTGTAGCAGTTACTTTAGCCGAGCGATAGTTAATCATAATCTACTCCTTATGTTGGTTGACCTGGATATGATACGTCTCTATCTTTTGCAGCCATTATGTAATCGAGTTTTGTATTCATAGCGTCTCCACCAAGAATACCTGAAATACTAGCAGCTTGAGGCTTCATATTTGCAGTTGGAATATTTGTTGTAGAAGTTCCAACTTTTTTTCTGTTAACAAAAAACTCTACTTTGTCAGTAGTTGTGCCTTTTGTTGCAACAAAACCTAAAGTGATAAAAGTATCATCTGCTAGAGTGACATCTGCTGTAGGTGATAAAGTAACAGTAGTTGTGGTTCCACCACTTTTTGTTCTACCAGTTATCACACCACCTGTGCCCTCTGTTAAGATGAATGCTATTTGATTGTTAGTATTAAAAATGTTCTCAGGGTTTGTAATGAATACTTCACCTAATCCAACAAAGATGTCAGTTGAAGTTGCGCCCACTGTTTTAAGTCTGGTTTCAAAATATAATTTTTCACCTGCTGTTGTAGGTAGCGCTAAAAATTCATGCTTACCTTGTATGGATCCACCATCATTGTCGACACCAGCAGCAGATCTTAATTCTACTTCACCGTTTACTGTGTCAGCTAATACTGCAACAGTTGCACCTGCGTCTTTGATTATTGTCCATTTGTGAGTTTCGTCAAGTGCACCTGCATAGAAATCATCCATGTAGTATACTTGATCGGGCCACATTCCTGTGTTTAAATTCTCTAAAGCAGGACGTTGCGCAGAGAATAAAATTGGCCCTTTAAAGTGTGTTCCAGCCATAATAAACCTCCTTGGTTGTATAGACCATAACCATGCAGTCTCTATACCGTCTGCTAGCTCAGTGGTGCATGGTCGTTTTTGCTAGACTTTTAATATCGCATAAAAAAAGGGCGGAGTCAAAGACAACCGCCCTCTTAGATTTATTAAGAAAAATTACGCACCAGATGTACCAAATACGCAACGTGGATCTGAGAAACCAAATGAGTATCTCTCTCTTGCTTTGTATCTGATATTACCTGTATCAAAATCACCTTCCATAACTGTCTTTAATGGTGTTCTTGTAAAGTGTTTGAATCCATTAGGCGCATCAGTTTTGATAAAGAAAGCATCTGCATCATTTAAATAGTGGTTCACAGTGTAACCCTGTGGAATCACTCCCATGTTTCTGATTGCGTTGATGTCGTTATCTGCTGTTGATGTTCTTAATGTTGACTCCATTAATCTGTTAGCTGTGAACTGAAGCTGTCTTGGAATGATAAGTTTCATACCTTGGATAGCTGTTCTTAGGCCTCTCTCATCTCTGAAATCAGCGATGTCGATTAAGGATTGCTCGAGTGAAGTTTCATTCAAGTCAGCATCTGTAGCAAGTCTGTTTGCTAAGAAACCACCTGTTTGAAGTGGGTGTTGTGTATTGATAAGTGATACACCGTCACCACCAGGATTTGTTCCTGCAGCACCTGCAGCAGCAAAAGCGTCGTTAAGAATAGCGGCAGCTTTTACTTGCTTTGTGTTTGCCATTGAACGAGCAAGTGCTCTTGTATATCTCGCAGCGAGTCTGTCGTAAAGGTTGTCCTCTACAGCTTCCTCTGTGATTGAGAATGCAAGTGCTACTGTTTCGTGTGTATAGCGTGCTGTGAATGTTTCGTTAGCTGTATCGAAAGATACGCCTTCACCTTCTTGTTTGGTTGGGGCGGTTCCGAAACCTGCTAACATTACTTCTTCTTCAAATGCTCTGTCAGATGACTCAGCATCGAAGATCTCAGCGTGTTCATTGTCGTAACGTGAATATTCCAAGCCGAACAGAGCGTTCAAACCTGGCTCTAACTCTTTAACGAGTTGACTTCTAGATATAGCCATAGTTTAACCTCCTATATTCCTGCTGTATTAGCACTGTATAAGTGCTTGTTTATTTTCACGATAATATTTGCGTTGTTTGAAGTTGTGTCTTGGTTTTCAGGATCTCCTGATAAACCAACAACTTTCACAGCGGTATTTGCTCCTGTACCAAAAGTTGAAGAATTAACTTCTACCTTTGATGTTCCACTATGTGTAGAACCTGCGGTGTACAGTAAGTTTGCTGTTGCGCCGATATCAGCGTTAGTGAATGAACCAGTAACTTGAATTTCAAATAACTGGTTGGGATCATCAATCACGAAAGCCTTGATAATTCCGTCGTCTGCTGTTGTGCCTGCTGTGTGAAAGTTTGCAAAAACGGGTTTCTTTGTTGTTGAATCTACATATTCGACTCCATTGAAAACACCTACCATTACATCAGCAACACCGTTTGCAACTTCGAGAGAACCACCAGCAACTACCTCGACTGGGTCACCCTGAAATATAGCGGTATTATAGCCATTAGCGATAAGATACTGAGTTTGACCATTTGAAGATGGTGCAGAACCCTGCATCCTCACAGCTCTAAAACCAAAAGGGGCGTCTTGATTTGCCATTGTTATACTCCTTAGTATTAGTGTTGTTAGTAAGTGTTACGTCTAGGTCAATTAAAAATTATTCATTTTTTTTCGAACCACCGAACGTAACTCTAGTTTGTCGCTCGGGCTTATTAATTGGCATTGAAGGATGTTGTTCCTTTAGAAGATCGTTGTCAACTGCTTCTTGCTGACGTTTAGTTTT